TGCGGACCCAGGGCCTCCTATAAACCATCGTCCGCGCAATAGTTTAGCGCCACAAATGGCACATAAGTTTTCGGTTCTACAGCGCAAGACCTTAATGGTGTCATTGATAGTGAAGTGGGGCTTGTTGTCGTTATCTCGAAATACGGTCCAAGGAATTGGATATCCGCGGGGATCACATTCCAGATGCTTCATGCGATCGGGAATCATTTTTTGCTACTAATCGGTGGGATAAAAGGGACTGATCGCGGAACAACTTTACCTTGTTCCACTTGTGTACTCGGTCCGGGTGGATTGGTGCTGTTTGGTCTTCCAACGATTGTAGCCCACGACTTATCTTTATTAGCTAATTTCCGAGTTTTATTTTCCAGCCGCGCCATAATGTTTCGTGGTGCATGTTCTCTCCGCGCTGGGGGAGCTTGATACGGAGTGGCTCGGATTTCTTCAGGAAAATTAATCGGGGTGATAGCGAGCTTATAGCCTAAAGCTCTGAGGACTGCATTAATGGATGCAGCTTGAGGTCGTTTTGTTTTACCATAAAACCAATTATAGAGGGTATGACTGGTTACACCCGATCGTTCCTCAATCTCGGAAATGGGTGTACCACTCTCCACAACAATGGTGCGGATATAGTCGATCATAGGGTCTTTTTCGACAAAATTATAGGACTTATATGAAAAACCTGGCATGTACTTCTCCCTGTGAGGCTTTCATTCTAGCACGATTTGTGCCTCCTGTCAAATTTCATCTACCAGTTTGGCCATTGCAGTAGCCAGTCTCAATTGTTCCGCTAAATCCCTCTTATCGACTAGGTTTCTCCAAATAAGACGGTCAATGGGAAATCCGAATATGTCGAAGTAATAACAGGTCTTAGATTGACCTGCTCTCCATGTTCGTCGTGTGGATTGTATTCGTTGCCCATAGTTGTAGGAATTGGAATAATAGATCGTCCGGTTGGCAATTTGTAGGTTTAAGGCTTCTCCCCCAGATCCTGTGGTTGCATAGAGGAGTGATGGACTTGAGGGGTGATCGCTCTGGAATGACTGCTTATTTATTTCGCATTGTTTATCGGATAAGCGTCCAGAGAACTCGACTCCATTCAGGTTCATCTTTTCCATCGTTTCCTTGAGCATCTGGAGATCCTCATGGAAACGGCAGTAGATGATGGTTTTCTGATGGCGGCTAACCAACTCTTCTAGAACGTATTCGGGACGTTCCATTGATAGACGGACGACGTTTCGAGGTTCACCCTCTTCTGCTCCTGGCATCAAATCCGAGTAAAAGAATCCGTTTGAGATTTGAGCCAGTACAGTGAACTTGCTAGCAGCATTGGCACAGGTTCGTTTAACGGTTTGATAATCGCCACTAGCCAAGGCGATTTGGAGTTCGGCGACCAACTCTTTCTTTACTCGCGCATATTGGTCTCTTTGGAGGTCGTTGGGTTCAAATTTCCTATCTTCCCAGATTTGCTCAGGCATATCCATAACATCGGTAATTTTAATGTACCGACAATGGGGGGCAATTCTCGAGGTCAACTCCTCAATGTTCTTGTAATCCACAATCTCCTTGATCTGATATCCTCCCATCACGCAATACTGATTGGTGAATGATTGCATCGTATTGTGACCAATAATATTGGGATCGAGGATATAGAACTGGGCCAAGAGATCCTCGAAGCCCTTAGGCTGAGGTTCACCGGAGAAGAGGAATTTCTTGACAATACAATCGGCCCCCTGGTTAATGACAAAAAGAAGGTTGTCAACCCGTTGAGCGCCCCAACCCTTGAAGTTCTGGCTTTCGTCAACAAAAATGGCACATCGTCCTTGACGTTTGCCCCCTGTGATAAAGGTTAAAATATCAGCGGTTTGGTTTTTTGATTGGAAAGCTCCAGGCGTTGTGAAGCCAATCATCACTGCTTCACCGGGATATTTCATCTCCCGTTTCTTAGCGGTTGCAGGTATTTCGCCCTTCATATATTTGACGCTGGGGGGCATCCATTCGGGCACCTGCTCATTCATGAACTGGGGGCGACCACGCTTAGTGGTGATTACCAATGCTCGATCTATCTGTTTCCGTGCGAACAACTCCGCTATCAGGTAACAGATAGTTGAGGATTTAGCGGTTCCCATGTCATCGAAGAAGGCATAATAGGATCTAGATAGCCCTATATCAATAGCTTCTTCTTGGTGTTGAAAGGGCTTTGGTTTGTTGGGATCCTGTGGAGCTAACCGGGGATGATGCTCAACAGGAACTGTTGTTATCCGTATTCGAGCGATGGTTCCATCAGCATCGAGAATAGGAGTATTTGGAAACATCCTTTCGTAGGCTTCAATGGAATGTCGAGTGGCCTCGAATATCAAACCCCCTGTATCGAGGAATTTATGGTATGAGGGTAGACTAGACGCGAACCGGAATAAAGCAGGAGAAGCGTGTTGCACGCTTACTTGCCCTCTTCTAGCTATGGGTTGATTGGTATTGGTTGTATCGGTCATTTGTCATCCTCGTGCTACTAATAGCATATTTTTTTATTCCACACAACAAAAAAATTGATTTGTGGATAAAATACCCATTGACAAGCACGTTCCTTGCGTTCATGCTATACGAGGGTGACTGGGTGTGTGTAATGTCGGCTGGGTATAACGGGCCGGGAAACTTTGGACCTCCCTCGCGGTTTCCGCTTCCAGGGGCGGTTGTACCTTTCCCCCCAAACAATCAATTCGGTGGACGTCCTCCCCCGCAGATTGAGCCGGACGCAGAGCCGCTTGAATTTCTTTTGGCTGTGCTCCGCGACCCCTATCAGCCAATGGATCGACGGATGGACGCGGCTAAGGCTGCGCTGCCCTATCGCCATACTCGGTTGGCTCCAGCTTCTATTACCGATGAATCGGGCATCAAGATCAACATCACTGGTGGACTACCCCAGGAGGATGCAGGATAATGCCGTCATCGTCGTGTCACGAAATTGTGATAAGGACTAATCCCTGCTGCAATTGTGCAGCTGGATAAGGAGTGAAACCCCATGGCAGGTGGAAGACAAGTCGTCATTATTGGGGAGGTCTATGACCCCAGCGGTATTGGACCCTCACCGCAACCTCCAGGTCAGCCGTCTCATCCATGGCTTCCTCCGGGCGGTCGTCCGGATCAAGGTCTCCCTGGATATCCGGACCAGGGTCTCCCTGGACAACCCCCAGGCTTCTGGGGCGGCAGGCCTCCGAACTATCCGGACCAAGGTCTGCCTGGACAACCTCCGGGCGTTTGGCCACAGCCTCCAGGCGGCGGCGGTGGCGGCGGTCAGCCGTCTCATCCGTGGGTTCCTCCGGGCGGTCGTCCGGATCAGGGATTGCCTGGATATCCGGATCAGGGATTGCCTGGTGGTGGTGGTCATCCGTCTCATCCGATTGCACCTGGCGGTCGTCCGCCCGGCGTTTGGCCGCAGCCTCCTCATCAACCGGAGCATCCGTGGGTTCCGCCACCTCCCGGTTATCCGGAGCCACCTGAGGGCGGCAATAAGCCTCCGCCGGAATCTGGAGGTTGGGGCTATCATTCCGACCCGGGTTACGGTTGGGCGTATTATCCGGCACAGGGCGGTGACAAGCCGCAGCCGCAGCCACCAGGGGGTGGTGAGCGACCGACACATCCGATCGCGCCGGGTGGACCGCAACCAAGTCAGCCGATCGCACCGGGCGGTCAGCCGAGTCATCCGACTGCACCGGGCGGCCAGCCGACTCCTACAGGTCAATCAGCACCTCCAGGTTCGCCGGCGTCCAAGAAACTCTGATACCACTTCGTTTTTAGTATACTAAAATCGCATTGGGACTCCCCTCATGAAATGAGGGGAGTCCCTCCTAATGAACAAAGCACATACACACGGTGTCATGCGGTAGATACCAACAGAACTAAGCAAGAACATTGCGGTGAATGCACCTTTTAAAATAGACATGCCGGAGCTTCACCTGGGGCAGGTTGAAGCCTACAAGATGCCAGGAAGGTTTAAAGCTGGCCGCTGTGGACGACGCTTTGGCAAAACGGAATTGGCTCAAGTTATCATCGAAGATGGGACGTTACGTGGAAAGTCGATAGGTTATTTCGCTCCGTCTTATAAGCTCTTATCGGAAGTCTTTGTTGCCGTTCGCCATGTTTTACACCCTTTAATACAAGTATCCAATCAAACATCGGGAGTCATTCGCCTTAAGACAGGAGGTCGAGCAGACTTCTGGAGCCTAGAGAATAAGGCCGCTGGTCGGTCCAGGAAGTATCACACCGTAATCATTGATGAGGCAGCGTTCACTCCCGATTATATGCTCAAGACGTGGGAGGGGGCTATTCGTCCCACACTCCTAGACTATCGAGGGAATGCTTGGGTATTTTCAACACCGAATGGTGAAGATCCAGATAATTTCTTTTGGCGTATTTGTAATGACCCAAAATACGAGTTTTCCTCATTCCATGCTCCAACTTGGAAGAATCCGTACATTCCCCCAGAGGAGATCGAGGCCTTAAGAAAGAGCCTTCATCCTCTATTCTTTAGACAGGAAATTGAAGCCGAGTTCATTGACTGGAGAGGCGTTGCCTTCTTCACCATTTCCCATCTTCTCCACAATGATAGACCCGTCGATTATCCTTTCCTGTGCGACCTCGTTTACGCGGTTGTTGATACAGGAATGAAGTCCGGTAAAGAGCACGATGGTACGGCAGTTACCTATTATGCTTCCTCTCTCATGCTGGGGGTCGGGCATCCCCTAACCATCTTAGATTGGGAAATTCTATCTATCGATGGAGCTATGCTGGAGACATGGTTACCCAGTGTCTTTACGAGACTGGGAGAACTGTCCGTAAAATGCGGGGCGATGAATAGGAAAGTTGCTGTCTTTATTGAGGATAAGGGATCAGGAACGGTTCTTATCCAACAGGCTCAGAATGCAGGACTACCTGCTCATCCCATCGAAAGCAAACTCACCTCGGTGGGTAAAGATGAACGGGCGATGAATATTTCGGGATATGTATTCTCAGGTAAGGTAAAGATAAGTGAATATGCCTTTTATAAAGAAACCGATTATAAGGACCAAATTCAAAACCATTTCATTCACCAAGTTACTGGATTTAGGGTCGGGGACAAGGACGCTAAAGATCGAGCGGACGACCTTTTAGACACTTTTACCTATGGAGTTAGTATCGGGTGCGGCAATATGGAGGGCTTCTGAGGTATGTCACAGAAGCTGTCACCAAGGGAGATTGAATGCCTGACTTGGGCAGCACAAGGTAAAACCTATACGGAAATTGGAATGTTGGCTGGAATATCATTTGCGACAGTAAAAGTTTACCTCGACTCGGGGCGATATAAACTGGGTGCGACTAATTTACCTCACGCAGTGGCTTTGGCTATTACCTTTGGTTTGATTTTTATGACCGAAGAGGCCATAGACGCACGCAAGGACATGGCTAAGCGTTGGTATGATACCCATTGCCATGGTGAATTTGAGATAGCTTCATAGGAGAGGAAACATGAGTCCGTTAGCCCTAATTCTCCTTATTGTTCTCGTCGTCATTCTTTTGGGTGGAATTGGACCTCATTTCTATTCCGGTGTGCCTTGGCAGTCGGGGTATGGATTTGGATATGGGGGTATCGGTGTGGTGGGCATCATCCTCATCATTATCGTTGTTCTGGCATTAACAGGACGATTGTGATGGCTGGGTATCCTAATGCTCGTAACAATCCAGCTGGAGCTATTCCAGTTTACACTGTTGCGGGACCCCCAGGAGTGCCAATTACAGTTGTCGCAGCCCCTACAACCCCTAATGCGGGTGCGGTTCCAGTGCGATTTGTTGGGGCTCCAGGTACTGCTCATGGATCGGATCAGGGGATTGATGCTAACGCAGTTCCTGTCTACACTTCCTCTTCACCAAAAGCCATGCCCGTTTGGGATGTAGGCTAGGAGACCAAAATGCCACAACATCCGCTTGTTATCAGCGAGGAACGAGCCGCGAAGCTTTATGGCATTGAGGTGCAATTCCCAACGGGCCCTGCTGGTGCTCCTGTCGTTAATCCAGCAACATTTCAACTAGACCTCCCAGCGGCTGCTGACCAGGTTGTTGGGACTGTGACAGCAACCAATTCACCCACTTCTTTTGGAATCGTGTCTGGGGGAGCCGGGGAATTTGCCATTGATAACACAGGTGTACTCACTGTTACGGCTTTGGGATCAATTCAATTAGGTCCAGGGGATCGTGACATAACTATCTCCGCGACCAATGCAAGTGGTACAGGACAGAATGTTATTGTCGTGGAAATGAGGGTAGCAGGAGAATAATAATGCCGCAGCATCTCCAGAAGGTAACACCAGAATATGCCAAGTCGCATTATGGTGTTACCGTTGTTCAGGGTTCTCCTTTGGCTGAGGGTAAAGAACCTGGCCCTTCGACAAAAGAGGAGTTGATGGCGTTAACTCACCCCGAGGATCACAGTATTCGGGACCAATTTGACGTTAAGGTAGTGGTAACGAAACAAGATGGCTGAACCGATGCCATATCACTTGAGGCCAACTTATCCATATCAACCCGGTCATGCGACCGTAGGTAGACCTGCCCATAGATATTCAACGGGTATGGCCTATATCCCTTATCGGATAGGTATGGTCCATGTTCCTGATCCATTACCTCTCGCGGTGCCTCAAGTTCTTTCAACCACTTTTTCTCTACAGTTTCCAACATACGGTGGTGCACCAATAGGTCGGTGTCTTGCAAGAAATAATCCCGATTCTTGGGCTATTGCGTCTGGCAATGATGACCTTCATTGGGCTATCGATAACTCCGGCATTCTCACAGTTTTCAATATTGGCGGTATGTTTGAAGGAGTCCATTACGAAATCACTGTGACCGCCGCCAATGAAGTAGGTACAAGCGAGCCAACCGAAATATTTATTACTACTTCGGGGGCAAAGAAACCAAGTGGCTGAATTAATCCTTAACGCTCCCTGCCCAGGGAACGCTTTTTCCAAAATTATCAACTCCGATGACATTCAGCCGGGGGATGATTCCTCGTATGAAATGTGCAAAATGATTTACCTTTGGCATCCATTGGGTGCTAGGGTAGCCGAGAACCCCATTACGTTAGCCCAATCTCAACCACGAGAGATTAAGGTTCGATCATGTCAGACCGATGACGTGGCAGATCAATTCATATCGGAATGGGAGTCATTGAACGCGGATAAGATTATTCATGCCGCTAAGACGTTATCACGGGTTTATGGTATTTCGACTTTAGCCCTTCTTGCTCAGGGTGTACCACCCAATCGTCCGATTGATTATAAGACCATTAAAGACTTAAAAATCGGATTTAACATATTTGATCCCCTGAATACTTCGGGTTCATTGTCAATGGACCAAGATCCCAATTCGTTTAGATTCCAGAAACCTATTAATGACTCTGTTTCGGTTGGAGGGACTTCTT